GGTGCTGTAACCACCGAAGATGTAGGTTCTGCCTCGGGTGTTGCTGGTGGTAGTTTCACTATTACTGGACTTGAAGAAACGGTTGGTAGTGGAGCAAATAAAAAAGTTAAAGTAAGTTTTGCAAGTGGATCTCTAAGTGGTTCAAATGTTGATGATGATTTTGTAATGGTATCAACTGCTTGCGAACAGACAGCACCACTAGTAGCTACATTTGAATTATCCAATCTAGAATTAATTGTTCAGAAACTCGATATGCCCGTTCAGTATAAGTCTTCCCTTCTAAATTCTATGAAGTCTGGTGGAACTATGGTTTATGACTTTATGTCTTATTCTAACTACCGGTTTTCAACTCTTAAAAGTGAATCTGTTATCAATCTTCGTCTACCTCTACAGAACTCGAGGGCAAAAGCAATCTGGTGTATTCCAACGGATGCTGAAACCCGATCTCTATCTCAGAATACCGGTGCTGTTTCGACTTATTTCCAATGTCAAGAACAGTATGGTGGAACGGCAGATTCGGGAACCAGTTGTTATTCTGATAGGGTAGGACTAGAAGGATGTGCTGATTTCTGTCAAAATTACCAGTGGCTATATGATAATCGTCTCCAGCCAAATCGTAAAGTTGAAGTAGATAAAACTGCTGATAAAGTCAGTATATCACAGCAGCATTTAGTTGAACTTGAAAAAGCACTTGCTATGGGTGGAATTGAATGTCGGTCTTTCCGTAAATTCAATCGTAACTTCATTATTGGTCGGGCACTAGCATTAGGTGATGGCTCGTATGATACCAGAGGAAAAGATTTCAGTTTACAGTTAGAATACACTGGTGATGTAAGTCAGCAAGTCAATAAATTATGGAACTGTTATTGCTGTCATATTCGGGGCCTTCAGATCTCNGGGGCAGATGTNNANGTNNTNCTATAAANAATTCATTTTTTACATTTTTTTTACATTTTATTTATTTTTTTATAATATATATATATATATATAATAATGTCTAAGAATTACAATCTCTCCATATCTCCAGCAAATCATTTAGCAAATGCTGATGTTAGTTATCGCAATGGCAACCCGGTGGTTCGTTTTGAAATTGGTGAATCCAATAGAGTTTTACTTCCGTCTTCCTTAAGATTAGTTGGAAGTTATCACGTATACAAAGATGCGGCTAAAGCAGCACCGGTNCCAGCAACCAATCTAGAAACCCCTTCCAATCTAGGTGTATATGCTGCACTAGATAGTTTATCGTTTAGAACCCAGCGTTCCAAATCTGAAATTGAAACNATATCGGGATACAATTCGTTTATGTCAACATACCTTCCAGCAACCACATCTCTTCAAGATGGAATTGGCCACTTAAATGAAAGTTCTCTAATTGCTCCGAACCCTCAGTTTAACCGGGAAACGGTTGTTGAAAATGCTAGTGTAACAACTGGTAATTCATTCTGTATTCCCTTAATTTCTGGATTTACTAGTTCGCAGAACCCTTACCCATTATATTCGCAGGGTGTTGAGGTAACATTACAATTAGCACCGGACAGTCAAGTAATGTTTAGTTCTGGAACGGATAGTTCTGAATTTGTAAATGGATTTTATGAATTTAAAGATCTTAAACTTATATGTGAAGTTGTTGATACTGGTGAAGCACCTAATCCTTCTGCTCCCGTTACATATGAATACAATAGTATTAGTACATTCTACAATACGATTAACTCGACGAATGCTCAGATTTCTCTCAATCTAGGTCAGTCTCGGGTTCTAGGTGTTTTTGGTCGTTTTGTTCCAACTAGTTTTATTAATAACTTAACTCAGAATGGTCTAGCAACACTATATCCTCGTAAATCGGCAACTGAATCGGCGGATATCCAGCAAGTTGTTTTTACCAGAGGGGGAGAACGCCTACCATTAATCTATAATTTAGATACCCTACAGAGAACGACGCCACTAGATGAAACGGCGGATTCACAGATTGTAAGAAACTTCCTAAATGCTATTGTTGAATTTTCCAAACTTAATCGCACCAATGCTTCACCGGTTAATACATTTGTTAAAAACGATTCAACTTATGGATACAAAGAAACCCTTCAAGGAGGTTCTGCGGGTGCTGGAATTGGTTGTGCTTTTGATGTCATTAGTGGCCAAGGGATAGATTTCTCCCGAGTTCCCTTTGGTATTCAGATGGAACTAGATTTAGATAAAGACTTTCCCAATGCTTTCTACCTATATGTTCATTGTAAGCAAACCTTAGTTATGTCGGGTGATAATATTCAAGTTCTCCAGTAAATATTAAAATACTAAAAAAATAAAAATAAAGTATTATATATTTTTATGTTAATTAATTATATATAACATAAAAATGCAAGCTCCATCAAGTCAAGCTGTTTCAACTTCGCCTCAAATGCCTGGAGGTCAAACCCAGATACCCGATATGTTAAAAATTGGTGCTATGCCAACGAATACTCAAATGGATGTAGAAACTTCGGTTTTAGAACCAGTCCAGCATAGTCAGACCAGTTGCCGGTTTGTCTTAGAAAACAAAGGAATATTACACAGTCATTCTAAACTAGTATTTTCATTAACTAACCCTTCGGCAACCGAACGCTGTTATTTCCCCGTTGGAATTGGGGTTCACAGTCTCCTCAAATCTGCCCGTCTTTCGAGTGGTGGAAAAACTTTAATAGAAATCCAGGATCACAATGTGCTAACTGCTTATGAGTCTATGTTTTTATCCAATGAACATAATGTAGAAAAAGAAATGTTTTCTACTGGACGAATGGTTAATCATAACTTTCAGTATGATATAAGTGCTAGTGGAGCAAAAGCTCAAGGCGTTTACCTAGATAATAAAATGGATTATTCCGAGCATGAGGGTGAATATGTAATGCCTTCGGTTCTAGAAATTAGTAATGAAGCAAATCTTCAGATTGCTTTATCTGATATATTCCCATTCCTTCGTCGCCAGCAGTTACCTTTATTTATGATGAAAGAGCAAGTAACACTAGAACTAACATTTGAACCTAGTGCTGGTCGTCAGTGGCAATCTGGTATTGAAGCAATTAATTTTGATATTGATACTAGTGAAAGCAAACTAATTGCTGATTACATATATTACCCCGCAGAAATGATGGCGGGATATGCGGCAGCAAATAAAGAACTAACTTTAACCTATATGAATTACCGTCTTTCTAAAACCAGTATTGATGCTGGGACTGAATTAAAGATTCGTAATGTAGGAGGCAATGGTCGTATTTGTACTAAAATTATTGGTGGTCTTCAAGATGATGCTCAAACGGGTGTAACCAATATGTTAAATAAATATTCTTCTATTTATCCTGCTGGTTCTGCTACTTCGGCGGGAAGTGTAACCTTAAACATAAGATACAATAACCACCTCTTATATCCGCTGGATGTAAGTAATAACGCACAGCACCAGCATAACACCGCTCAAGCGCAGGGAATGGTACCATTCGTAACTCGATTTGAATATTGTGGAGAAGGTGGTCAAGTATCTATGTCTGATAGCACACTAGCGGGTGCTAATATCCGATCTGGTCTAGGAAGTAAATTTGGTTGGACCGCACACCGATTAAATCGTAATGAACGGATTAATAGTCGGGGTATTGAATATCATACGCAGTATGCTACTAATAGTGGTTCTAGAACTCAGCGAGTATGGTTAGAGTTAGTTCGTATGGCTACTCTATCTGACGGCAAGTTCCAAGTATTTGATGCATAAATATAATTAGCATTTTTTTTTATAATTTTTTCTTTTATAATGTATATATATATATATAATATGCAACCGGTTGAACCGCAAATAACCGAATACATTGACACAACATTAATAGAATGTTCTAGAAAACAATCTATACAACTTGATGATGTTAACCGAACGGATGAAGATACTAGTAATGCTTTATTTACAAATAGACAATCTTATGGAATCCAAATTGATGAAGGTGATAAAATAAGTTTAAATTCAGCATATGTATCTGAAGTTGGTGCTGGTTCAGATGTAATTGAATTTACTGGTTTACCAAATGGTGAAACATATGAAGTTGAATATACAAATACTAGTTATACAAATCCTATTACTGTTGCTGAATCAGCAGTATTTAATCCATTTAATAGTTCTGGAAGTGCTTCTACTGGTGGTGAATTTGACATTCCGTATTATGGAAATAATTTGGTTGATTTTAAAGATGAAAATACATCTAATATTAAAAAGACATTTAATATTGTAGATAATGAAATTAATTTTTCAGTATCATATTATAAAAATACAAATGGAGAAAATTATTTTCATTTACCTAGAAGATTTGCTTCTGGTATAGACTATAATGATATACAATCATTATATGAAAATATAGCTAGTACTGATTTGTCTGCTAAAATTATAGATCATTATAGTAAAAGTTGGGGTGGGACAGTTACCGGACAAACAGTAAATACAGTTGTAGATTGGGATGGTATAGGACATATCCAAAATATACCAACATATTCTCAAAGATGTAAAGATGATTGGCAAATTGTATCTGGTGATTATGGTTCTGTTGATGGTTCTAGTGGTGGAACTGCGGAGCAGGGTGAACCACCATTATACAAAAGAAAAAATGGAAATGAAAGATATAAAATATTTCGTAGAAAACAAACAAAATGGTATCCGGAAGAATTAGCAACGGTTTATTATAAATCTTATTTATTTCCCCGTCATGACATAGCATATGAAGACTATATTGAATATAAAGAATTAAAAACATTAAAATCAGATGTTGGTTTTGATACACCTAGTAATATTGCTACAAATTTAACTGAACAATTATCTCAAGTCGGAGAACCTACTCCCATTAATTTATTAGTCTCTAATTATAACCCTAGATATACTGGAGGATCACCCAATCCTAAAAGACCCACAGAATTACAAGTAGCAACCAAAAATGAATCAACTATGTTAAAAGCATTCAGATCAGCAACTTTAACTAGTTTTAATAAAACAAATAGCAGACGATTAATGGCGGGTGTAAATGCTAGTGGTTCAGCAAGTGGTATTGAAAATCTAGCATATAGTCAATCTACACTAGATTTTTATAATTCATTTCAAAATATAGGTGTAAAACGCCCAGACTTATTTACAAATGGAAGAAAATTAAATCGTAATATTAAAACTCAAACTGGTATAAATATAAGTGCAAGTGATACATCTGATATTGTATTAAATATAGAATGGGAAGAAATCAATGCTGTAACTGGTAATATATATTTAAATGATATTGCTGACTTTATACATAGTCAAGAACTATATCCTGAATTGTTTGATTATAGTTATACAGAAAATACTCCGAATAGTTCCTATGTTGGTATAGATAAATCAAGATTTATTCATATTGCTACACAGTTTCCACCCAGCAATGAACTAGGTACAGATAATTGGTTATTACCCGGTGATACTTCAATGCCTAATTCCGGTGCTTTATCTGGTTCTTCTTCATCTCCATTATGGATTGGATATACACCCTCACAAAAAAATCATAGAAATTTTACAACTGATGGAGATAATCAAACCAATACTTGGGGTGGATTTGCTCATAAATATACAGATCATTTAACAAAAAAACAATATATAGCATTCAATTGTTCGTCTACTCAAAGTTTAGTCAATACACCCGATTTATTTAATGTAAGTAGTATTGGTATAGGAAGACCTCTTGGATTTGATTGGCACTTTTCAGCATACGGAACTTCCTGCATAGGTTTATATAATGGTAATACAACTTTCGGTTGGTTTGATTCTTTTGAAACAACATATGATTCTACTTCGTCAGTTGGTTTTGCGAAAAGAGTAAACCTTCAACAGCAGTTTGATTTATCTTCTAATGTTATATTATTATATGATAAAGCACCTTTTGTATATTTGGGTTCACCTGCTCCTTTAATTAATTTTGATACTGCTATAAGTAGATTTACAATCTCGGGACTTCATTCACCCGAATATATAGGCAATCAGCAGGGTGCTGGTGGTTGGTGGACAACAGCACCAGACAAAGCAGTAAAACCTGACCAAGAAGTATATTATATAAATAAAAGATTAAAACATAATACTTTTTGTCCTGAAATGATTCCATATCAATGGTCTAGAAAATATTCAGACGATAGTACTAAACCTTATTCAATGCCAATGAATACAAATATCATACCTCATATAGAATATGATACTAATAGTGGAATTTTATGGAATACATTTGGTTCAGATAGAAAAAATTGGAATAATAATAGTTTATTGGGTATTTTAGGTTTTGATTATAGTTCATTAAATCCAGAAACATTTACAAATATTAATACTAGATATCCTGAAACAACCAATTTACCTGGAACTAAGGGTATTACTACAAATGCGAGAGTTATACCTATTGATATACTTTCGAGATCACAGAATGCTTTTGGATTTCCAGTATATAATAATACTGTCCCAGTAGCAATGCAACCGGGATATTTTTTTGATGTAAATATAAACAGAGGAAGAGCATTAAACTCACTAGATTATTCATATAATCATCCTACAATTGTTAGAGATACAGTTTCAAGTATTATAAGAGCAACTGGTCTACCTAAGAAAACAACTAGACCATATTATTTAATTAGGTCAAATATAATTACTCAAAATAATTTTATGGATGGTACTGGTGCCATATTACCAGTTATTGGATTAGTAGATAAAAAGAATGGGGATGCGGATTACTATACAACGGATGGGGGAGGTGTAGAATTTACAGCAACTCAACCATTTGTAATTACCCAAATAACTACAAGCATTCACGCTCCAAATGGGAGTTTAGCAACAGTTGATGAAAATTCAGCGGTTATTTATAAAATACAAAAAAATAAAAAGATAACAACCAATCTATCAGATGTTGTAATGAGTCAGATACCTCCATCTACTCAAAAATAGTTAAATATAACCAATAAATATAATCAATAATATAAAGTATTAATATATATACCTAATATATAATGGATAAAATTGCTTTTCTAATTCCCTCAACCTCTAATAATAGGTTATGGTCTTCATATGACCAAACTTATTTATTTAAATCATTAGATATGTTAAATAAAAACTATCCAAATTTAAATATTTATATTTCATATGATAAAGATGATAAATTATATTCAACAGAAATGGATAAAATTATAAGTCAATATAAAAAACTAAAATTTAAAGTAATAATTAGTGATAATATTGATAAAGGCAATGTTGTTGGTCATTGGAATAAATTGTTAAAAGAAGCGTATCATGACAATATTGAATATTTTTATTTAATAGGTGATGATATTCAATATCCTGATAATAATGAATGGTTACCAAATATGATAAATAAATTAAAAGAAAATAATAATATTGGTTTTTCTGCGGGTGATAGTGGCAATCCAAAATTACCTCAAACACAATTTATTATACATAGAAGGCATTACGAGATATTTGGTTTTGCATTTAATCCAATGATTAAGAATTGGTATTGTGATAATTATATGTGTGAATTATATCCAAAAAGATATATTAATTATTTTGAAGATCTTAAGTTATTAAATACTGGCGGTGAACCCCGTTATCAACCACTAGACCATTCAAAACTGTATAAGGCATTAGTCAAACGAGATAAACCAAAGTTAAGAAAATATATTTAATATATATATATATCTATGTTTATATTTTTAGTTATATATTACCAATTTTTAAAACATAAATATATTTATAATTTAAATGTAAATCCCATTAGAGATAAAAAATTTAAGACTGCTTGATATGTGTATAGTTCTTCGTTGCGTTGGTTTTCATAGTAATTCTGCCAGAAGTTATTTTGACTACCTTCCATTTTAATTTAAATATAATATAATATATAATATATAATATTTAAATGGATTTGGAAATTAAATCAAAAATTGCATTAGTCATTCCCATTAAATTAAATAATGAGAGATTACCTAACAAAACATTTTTACCCTTACACAATAAACCATTATGTGAATATACATTTGATAGGTGTGTAGAATTTAAATTATATATGAAAAATAATTATAATATTAATATTGATTTATATGTTTATTGTTCTGATGAAGAGATATGTAATTGGTTACCTAATCCACATATTACATTTGTCCAACGACCAGAATTATTAGATGATAATAATATTCTTATGAATCAAGTATTATCTAGTTTTGAAGAAAAGATTAAAGCAGATATATATTTGGTACAATTTATCACCTGTCCTTATTTAAAAGTTAATTCTATGGTTGAAGCACTTATGCAAATGATTGATTGTGGTTTAGATTCGATTTATTCTATTCAAAGAGTAAAATCATTTGTAGATTATGATAATCATCCACTTAATTACAATCCCTTAGCAGTAGAAAGAACCCAAGATATAAAACATATTGATATTCATTCTAATGGTTTTTATTTTATGAGTAAAAATGTTATTAAAATGGGTAAAAGAACTGGTCATAATCCACAACCTTATATTTTATCTGATATTGAATGTATTGACATAGATAATGCATCTGATTTAGAATTTGCTAATATGATTGATTATTCACATACTATATTTCCATATATTTAAAAAAAGGTAATATATAACCAAAAAAAAAATAATTTGAAAGTATTATAATTATTATTATATTATAAAAAACAATATATATATAACATAAAATATATATGGGTTTTAAAAACAAAGCAACCAAAAAGAATAAAGCAAATAAAGAATCTAGGAAACCAATCATAAGGTCTCAAACTGGTTTAATGCATAAAGGCACAGCAACTCATATGATAAGTAATAAACATAGACAATGCGATCATGAGAGGATTGATGGAGACCAAAT